TCTTTCAACACTCATGATGATTTTTACTTTCTACAGGTATTTCAACGTAGAAAAGATATGGTAAATGGTGCCAAGAAGAACACAATCATCATCAAGGATTATTACATTCATTCAATGGAATATTTCGAAAAGAAATACCCAGAGATTAAAGCTCTTTGTGAATTTTATGGAGCAAGGGCTGGTCTACGATTGAATAAAAGATCGTTCCAGAAATGCACGTTCAGAACATTGATGAATATTACTGCACAGATAATGCAGGAAGATTTTTCATCGACCAAACAGGCTTTTTCAAAAGCTGCTGGTCAGACGCATAACGACCCGGTTAAAAAGTGGATTGTGGACATTGATGAGAAAGACCAGACGCTTGTAAACGTAGTTTCTGACTTTATCAATAATGAATGTAGACCTCTTGGTGAGAAAAAGACAATTATGCAACTGGAAACCAAGAATGGTATTCACTTGATCACAACACCATTTGATAAAGCTCAGTTCAAGAAAGCATTTGATATTGATATCCAACCAGATAACCCCATCAATCTTTATATCCCAGACAACAACATTCCCAGATTTGAAGGGATAAATGAAGGATAATTCATCAAATCATTGACAAATAAACTTTTTTGTGTTAAACATTTATAATCAAGGGAGTTATTAGTTATGGTCGATATCATCATTGGTGACTATTCGCCCAAAAAGGGTGAAATTGTGCATGATTTCTTTTATCCAGATATTGTTTACAAAAAGAAAATAGATGATGGTAATTCCATCGTTCTTTTTGCTGATTATCTTGGATTAAACAAAGAACAGATACAATTTATTGCAAAAGCTGCTACTAAAAATGTTAAGGTCATTTTACAGACACCAACACTTGTTTCTGGATTAAGACAGGGAAAGAATCTGAAGATTCATTACGAAGATGGTAATTCAAAAGACCTGACACCATTTGCTCTTGCAGCAGCTTGTTTAAATATCTCAGATCGCGATTACCTATTCAATTTTTTGATGGCAAACAAACCACAAATGTATATGCTGATCAAAGCATTGATTGGTGGTATGAGCAAGATTAACAAATCGAACAGACAATGGGTTGCTTGGCTTGATATGTATCAATGGAAAGTAAACCCAGAAATTCTTTATGCTGTAATTGCACACAAAATGAAACCACAACCAGAAATCAGATTTCTTCCGTGGTTATTTCCCAAAAAAGTACAAGCAGATTAAAAGCTATGTCTGAATGGATTAAGATAGCGGAAGGGGTCGAGATGTATAACAGGCAAGGTAAAAGCTTTCTTGAAAAGCCAATCAAACCAATTAACGACCTGAAGCAAGTTAAGATTTATACGGATGGTGCTTGCAAAAATAATCCGGGTTCTGGTGGTTGGGCTGCTATTTTAATTCATGGCGAACACAAAAAAGAGATATTTGGGTGTGAAAAACACACAACAAATAATAGAATGGAATTAACAGCTGTAATAAAAGCACTTGAATCACTAAAAGAAGAATGTAGTGTCACAATCTATAGTGATAGCAAATATGTAATAAATGCATTTATATTGGATTGGATTACAAAATGGCGTATTAATGGTTGGAGAATTGGTACAAAAGAGCTGAAGAATGATGATCTTTGGAAAACTCTTTATGGCCTGTCTCGTAAACATGAAATAGAATGGATTTGGGTTAAAGGACATGCTGGTAACAGAATGAATGAACGTGCTGATTACCTTGCGAATAAGGCTATTAAATAAAGGAGTTTGTAAAATGGAAAAACATATCGAATCTCATTTCGTCGTATTTGCTGATAATGTGAATCAGTATAATCGGTTCATAAAAGAAAACAAGGTTAAAAATCCTGTGTTTGTTGACAAATCTGGAAATGGTGTCAATGCTCTAGGACTGGAATTGTGTGGTTTTATTATTCTTGGAAAACCAGCAATATCTCAAGAATTGTACAATATTGTAAACAGAAGAATTCGTTCCTTGTCGGTTATTGTAGATAAAAACGAAGCAGAACACGAATAAAAAAGGAGTAGATACATGTTATTTGAAACTGAAAGACCAACCAAGCTGTCAGAAATTGTGGGTCGTGATAAAGAAATTACACAGATCAAAGCAATGATCGAAAAACCAGATGGTATTCCACATATCATCCTTTCTGGTAAACAGGGAACTGGTAAAACGGCAACAGCAAATGTAATTGCTACAGAAGTTCTTGGTGATGCCAAGAAATCAAACTTCTTTGAATTCAATGCTTCATCAACAAGAGGTATTGATTTTGTAAGAAATGAAATCTCAGAAATAGCCAAACGTAGACCAATGGGTGGCGCACCTTACAAGATCATCCTTCTGGATGAAGCCGATAACATTACACCCGATGCTCAGATGTGTATGCGTCGAATCATGGAAATAAATCATAAGTTTACACGATTCATCCTTACTGCAAATTATCCATTCAAATTGATTGCGCCGTTGCTTTCTCGTTGTGTATCAATAGCATTTGAGCCTATTGATACCAAAACAATTGCAATGCACCTTAAACGGATTGCGGCTAAACACAAACTTTCCTTTACAGATCAACAGCTTATCCAGTTTGCAAAAATGGCAAATGGTGATATGCGCCTTGCCATTAACAATCTGGAAGGAAATGTAAACAGCTCTGCTTCTGAATTCATTGATACATTGACTCTTGACAAGATCAAAGAAATGGATAAAGACCAGAAGATATCAATCGCTTTTTCGGCTGACCCGGATTATGTGTTTGGTAAAATTTGGGAAATGGTTCAGAAGGAAAAAGCATGGGATAAGCTTGTTCCTCTGGCTGATTGTAACCACAAGATGAATAATGCAGTGCATAAAACACTGTTTCTGGCCAATCTATTAGAGGCACATTTTTAATGAGATGAAAAAAGCAAAAACACCACTAGAAGCAATTCGATTAAAGTGTAAGGAATGTTCTAACGGACAAAAAGAAGAGATTCTTAATTGCCCGATTAAGGATTGCCCTTTATATCCATTTAGAGTAGAATTAGAACAAATCGAATCGGTGGAGATTTCTGTAGAGCCAATCAAACCAGAACCAACAGCAGTAAAAGTACGACCAAAAATAACTGTGTTTGATGATGATTTACCAATTGATGGAGATTTATTATGAAACCAATTTATCGAGATCGTTCTTTTTGTACTCAGGATGATTGTGTGAAAAGACATGAATGTGATATTTATTTTTCTGAAAAACATAAAAAACGTGCAATCGAATTGGGTATGGAAGTTTCTTTGTACAAAGAACACGAATGTTATAAGCAGGAGAAATTAAAATGAAATTCGGTCAGGAATATTTCGATTTTTGCAAAGAAGTAAATAACTTCGATATGAATGTTATTGGTGAATGGCAAAATAAATACTTTCATATGTTGAAAGATATTTTTGAAGAACATATCACCAAAAAACATAAAATGTTTGATATGGGATGTGCCACAGGAGTAACTATTGAAGCATTTCGTAGAAATGGTTACGAAAATATGTGGGGTGGTGATGTTTCTGATTGGTATATAGAAAATTCACCATTTGATAGTATTAAAAATAGAATGCTCAATATAGAATCTGGTAAGTTACCATTTTCAAATGATACATTTTATTTCATTCATATGTCTCAGGTAATAGAACATATTCCTGAAGATAAAATGAATGATATTTTGTCAGAACTTTACAGAGTTTTAATGCCGGGTGGTATTTTGTATATAGCAACCGTTGGGCCTTTGTTACCAGGAACAACTGATATTGATCCTACGCATGTATCTCTTTTCACAAGAGAAAAGTGGGAACAGTTTTTCCTGACAGCTAAGTTCAGAGATGCTTTTGGTTTTTATAAAAAGCGTTTTGAAAATAATAAAATGGCAAAAGAATATGATTGGGTAAATTTTGTATTAACCAAGTGAGGTAAATAACTTGTTTATATCAACAGAGTATCCATTTAATAAATATATTCATGTATTTCACAATGGAGAAGAGCTTCATACATGTATTTGGTTCGATACAAAAGACCAAGAGGCGATGTGTATTGGATTTGAACATGGTGAACGCAGACACATCTATAAAAATAACAAGATTACCTTTAAAATAGAACGTGGTAAGAACATTCCAGAACCATTTTTCACAGAACTTACTACAGATGACTGCTTTGCTGGCTTTATAGATTAAATAGAAAGGATGTTTGTTATGGCCGAACGATTCAAAATAATGAGAGCATGGGATAGAGGCTTAAATAAAATAGCTTATATTTACAGAAACCCAGAAACAGGCAAAAAGGTAATTGGTGAAACAAAGTTTGCTTGGTGGTTTTATGTCTTAACAGAAGATTATCATAGACTAAAAACACATTTTAACCGATTTATAAACAACAATGTCATAAATTCTATTGAGGAAGAAGGCAAATACACTAGAATTTATGCTGATTACCCACATAAAACGGAATCTTTGGATAAAGACATGGAACGTGATTGGAGTTACAAAACATTTGCGTTCAATGACATGCTAGAAAAATTGAATATGGTAGAATGTCGCACATTTGAAGCCGATATATTACCACATAAGAGATTTGCTTTACAGGATAATGTAGAATTCGAACAAGATTATAAAGTTTTGTTTCTTGATATCGAAACGGATGATCGTATCAGAGTTGGACAACCAATACCCGGAGAATATAGGATATTGTCGGTTGCGTTAAAGGATGGAGAGACTGGCAAAGAAGCATATCTTGTTATTAAAGAAGATACAGATGAAGAAGAGAAGGCGATGCTTACAAAGCTTGCAAAGTTATTTAATACATATGATGTATTAATTTCATGGAATGGAAATGCCTTTGATATACCATATATCAAATCGAGAATGATACGATATGGAATACAGTTAGATTGGCGTAAACTATTTCCACAGGATCAGATGAAGATTTTCCAAAAGTCAGTATCTCTTCGTTCTTATTCACTTGAAAATGTTTCACAAGAATATCTTGGTGAAGGTAAGATCGAACATGAAGGTATTGGTATTTATGAAATGTGGAAAAATCATCCAGAACTCCTTGAAAAATATAACAGGGTTGACGTTCGGCGATGTTTCCAACTAGAACAGAAAACAAAATATCTTGCCGTTGCAAGAAACGTAAATGCAATTGGTAGATGCCCATGTGATGATCTTTTTATAACTCGAAAGATTGATAATCTTGTTGTTAAACAAGCACAGGAAGATAAGCATTATCATTTTGATTCAATTATTCGTGAGTATGATGAAGATGGTTGTTTAATAGTTGATGAGGAAGATGATGACAAATTTGAAGGTGCTTATGTTTTCCCACCAAAACCCGGTCGATATAAGAACACAAAAGTATTTGACTATTCATCTCTTTATCCAAACGTAATAAAAACACTGAACATATCACCAGATACTCTTGTAGAAGATGATAGTGTTCCTGATGAGATGTGCATTAAAACACCAAGTGGTCATAGATTCAGGAAAGATTTTGTTGGCATTCTTCCAAAAGTAATCACAATGATGAAAGAAAAGCGTGATTACTACAAAGACCTTATGAGCAAAGAAACGCCGGGTTCTTTGATGCACAAAACTTATGATAATTTACAATATGTTTATAAATCGTTTGGTCTTTCATTTTATGGCGCACTTGGAGAAACACATACAAGATTCTATGATGTTCGTGTTGCCGAAAGTGTAACTCTTGGTGGTCAGTATTTCAATAAAGCAGGTGCAAAGTTCTTAGAGGAACAGGGATATATTATCCTTTATGGTGATAGTGTAACTAAAGATAGATGTACTATTATTAAAACAAACAATGATGTTTCTGTTATATCCTTTGAGGAATTGTTTAATAAAACAACTAAACGATATATCAAGGGTGGAAAAGAATATGGAAGTTTTGATGAAAATGTAACAACACTCTCATATAACTTTCAAACACATGATTCTGAGTGGAAGCCGATTGATTGTGTTGTAAGACACAAAGTTAAAAAAGAAGTCTATCATTATAGATACAGGCATGGTGTTACTGAAGTATCAAAAGATCATTCATTGATAAATTCAGAAGGACAATGCTTTAAACCAACAGATAGCTTTGATGCATTCAGTTTAAGTAAATTACCAGACATAAAACCAATTACAACAATCGACCTGTTAAATTATATGGAACCATATTCTTACGGAAGAAAACGCGGTGGGAATGTTTATTTAACCGCCGACGATGAAAAGATTTTCTTGTCACATAATCGTGTTAAAAAGACAACAATGTTGCGGTATATTGATGTTAATGATCCGATGTTTAGTGGATTTTTAAGTTTAATAGCACATTATATATGTAATGGATCATCATCAACACCGGAAACAACACAAAGTCGTAAAGGAGCATCAATTGCATCAAGAGATTTCTGGTTGTTAAATCAATTAAAACAAACAACAGATTGGCTATTCAAAAATGCAGAAAATGGTATATTATGCCAAAACGATGGTAATAATAAATTACAGATGATGACATGTTTACAAGCAATTGTATTTAAACAACTTTGTGGGCAAAAATATGACAAAAAAAGAATACCAGACTTTGTTTACAGATTGTCGTTGGAACAAAAGAAACATTTCATCCAACAGTTAATGCTTGGTGATGGATCAATTACTGAAATAAAAAGCGGCACGAATTATGATTTCGAATCCGCTTCAATTAAGTTAATTTCTGGATTGTCTACTCTCATGAAACAGGTTGGTATGAATGTTGTCTGTCAAAGTAATTTTAATAAAAAGACATATACTGTTAAAAATCTGATAAATGAAGAATATGGCAAACACTTAATAGAAAATATTTGCAAACCAATTGAATATGATGACTATCTTTATGATTTATCGGTATCTGATAATAATAATTTTGTTGATGCAATGGGTTCAATTCTATTACATAACACAGATTCATTATTTGTTGATAAAATAAAATCAGATGATGAAGTCATTGATTTGTTAGAAAATATCAAAGTGTTGTGTGAAAAAATAGCAAAAGATGAATTTAATGCAGATATTTGTACTCTGGAAATGTCTTATGATAAAGGATTTAAAACGTTCTTAATCGTTAATGCAAAGAAGCGTTATGCTGGTTATCTCGACTACCTTGATGGTCATGAAGTTAATCCTTGCAAACTGAAGATCACTGGATTTGAATACGTCAGAACAGACCAGTGTGGTTTTGTTAAAAAGTACCAAAAAGAAATTCTTGAATGGATTCTTGCTGATGAACAACCAACCGCAATGCAAATACGCTCTTGGGTTCTTGATAAACAAAGTAAAGTATTTTCAGGAAAACTCCCAACAGATGAATTGATGTTTGCTCAGAAGGTAACAAAACCAATTGATCAATATGACAAGCCACTGATGCATGTTAAAGTAGCAACGCAATTATTGAAAGATGGTAAGGATTTTTGGGTTGGTGATAAAGTTCAATATTTTATCGAGAGTTTAGACACCAGACAAAAACCACTACCAAAACCATTATATTCATTTAAAGGCAAATATAATGAATCATATTATTGGAATAATAAGATTTTCCCGGCGTTTGAGCGCATTCTTTCGGTGATCTATCCAAATATTAACTGGAGTGAATATTATATCAAAGGCGGTCGGGGTGGTTCAACGAAAGCCGGTCGAAGTTTTCTTTGGTCTTAATTGATTTAGATGGTGATGATGTGCTATCATAGTGCATCATCACCAAAACCCCATTATTAAACACTAAATAAAGGAATCTTTTAAATGAATCTTTCTGAAGAAATGAAGAAACTTGTAAACAAAGTTTATCATGGTGACTCAGCGGCAGTTTTGAAATTATTACCAGATGAATCAATTGATATGGGTGTAATGTCTCCACCCTATGACTATGCTCGAAAATACGAAGGTTATGAGTTTGATTTTTGCACTATGGCTATCGAATTGGCTAGAGTGTTAAAACCGGGTGGTGTTTTGGTTTGGGTAGTACAAGACACAGTAATAGATGGTTCAGAATCGGGAACATCATTTAAACAAGCTCTTTATTTTAAACAAAAAGCTGGATTAAATATACACGATACAATGATTTGGCAAAAAACATTTTTGAAATACCCAGAAAAAATAAGATATCACAATTCATTTGAATATATGTTTGTATTTAGCAAGGGTAAACCAAAAACAATTAATATTATCGAAGATAGACAAAACTTCTGGGGCGGTGCTTTGGTACCTGGTAGAGAAAGACAAGCCGATGGAACTAAGAAAGAAGCGTGTAATACCGGTAAAAAATATAAAGAAATTGGTGCTCGTTGGAATGTTTGGGCTTACCCAATTGATGGTTTAAGTGATCCCAAAGAAATAACTGCTGCCGAAATTCTCAGTTATGTAAATCGTGGTTATGTAATTTTAGACCCAAATGGTAAAAGATGTGATGTATGGGCTGTTAAAAATACATGGGATAGGTATTTGAAAATGTCCAATGACCATCCAGCAGTATTTCCAGAAGAACTTGTAAGAGATCATATTCTTACATGGTCTAATCCGGGGGATATTGTTATTGATCCTTTTGGTGGTTCTGGTACAACAGCAGTTATGGCAAAATCAATGAATCGATACTATATCAGCATTGATGTTTCAAAAAAATACTGCGAAGACCAGATCAAAAGATTAAAAAATGTCGGAATTTTTCATGAATGTGCTCAAATAGACAATAATTAAAGGACATTCTGATGCTACCTCTGTTCTTTTCTGAAAAGTATTTTAGTGTATTACAAAGCTATTATAGTCAATTAAAGAAAGAATGTACATTGTGCGGTAACAGCGGCCATATAATGGTTGATGAAATTACATACAGAGATTGTGAATGTACAAAATTATTTCTTAAAAACAAGGAATATATAAAGGTCGGTGTTCCTGTAGTTAATTTCAAAAATGGTAATTTGAAATTTTCTGAAATATTTGAAGATAAATGTCAGGAAAATTTCAAATTATTGGTAAAATTTATTCGGCAATTGAATGAATCTCATAATATTTTTATTCACACAAAAGAACGCAAAGATCATTCAACATCGCTTTTGGCAAGTTTAATTGCAATAAATTTGGTCGATGTTGAAATTGATGTAGGTATAGTAAAATCACACGAACTTATTGATACTTTCTTTAATTTCGAAAGAAATGAAACGGGGTGGGATGAGTTATGTGAGACAAAAATACTTATTATTGATGGTTTTGGTCAGGAAAATAATAGACAATTATCCGAAGAAGAATCCTTTGTAGCAACAAGATTTCTCAATTTTCTTAGTCTTAGAGAATCTTTGAATACAATTACAATTATTTCTGGGGATATTGTTCTTGATGATTTAAAAGGAAAATACTGCAACACAATCATGAACTATTTGGTTTGTGATTGTTTAAAGTTCGAAACTGTGGTGAAAAAGAAAAAAGAAAACGCAATTGATCGGTTGGGAAAAACAAACCCAGATATTGTGAATATATTTTCTAATAAAAAAGTATCACCAAGTGAAGGTGAAAATGTAAAACCAAAAAATAATAAACCAAACAGGGGAAGAGTACTATGAAAGTAGAATGTATAGATACTGAACACTCGCTCTTATATGGTTTATTTAGATATGGAAAAGATGCCATAAAACAATTCGATGCCTCTCCTGCAAAAGAAGAACACTTTGCTAATTTGGTTAATCGGGATATTGCACTTGTTTTATGTGAAAGATTACGAAAAGGAGATACATTGTCTTTAAATGGATTTTTAACATACTATAAGAATCTAAAAGAGCGTCCAGAAAAAGAAGTTCTTAAAGTACGTGAGTCTCTTAATGAATTAAAAAACAGACCATGTACGATTGAAGATTTTAAAGTTCATTGTATCGCACTAACCGAATTTGCTTGCCGTCGAAAATTTTTGGGAGCATTAAACAATTCAATTGATTATGTTGATAGAGACTTTGATGGTACATTGTCTAATTTAGAAAAGACCTTTTCCGATATTCGACGTATGAAAAACCCAAAGCAGGTTCAAACTGTAATGGGATTAAAAAGCAGTCTATCTGATCGCCAACAACTCGCAAAAGATATACATGAACATCCAGAAAAGGTCGGGATGTGTGAACTTGGTTTTAAAAACTTAGACAAATACATCGGAAGACAAGCACCGGGAGAATTTGTTCTATACCAAGCAAGAACAAACACAGGTAAGTCTATGTTTCTTATGCATACAGCATTGCATAATTACAAGCGTGGGCTAAAAGGCATTATTATAACAATTGAAATGAGTGCCAGTCAATATTTATATCGCATGGATTCAAATATTACTGGGATAGAACATAAACAATTTGCTTCGGGTTCTATCACTCAAGATTGTGATATGATGAACCGGTGGGAAAATAGAATATCGTGTGTTAGCACAAGAGATGAAGATTTGCTTGTTTATTGGGTACCAAGTAATTGTACTCCAGCAAAAGTTAGGAGTATAATAGCAAATAACCCATTTACACCAGATTTTGTAATTGTAGATTATGCTGGTGATATGAAATCCGGTATCTCTGGTGTTAGTGATTATGATGCTGGTTCTTTTGGTGTTATTTACTCATCATTGAAAGAATTTGCAGGTGAATTTAATTGTGTAATGTATTCAGCACAACAAACAAAACGCGGTGTTAAAAAAGTAGATACCGAATCTGGTTCTTGGTCTGACATAGCTTCACACAAAGCAGATATAATGGTCGCTCTTGAAATTACAAAAGAAGATGAAGATTTTATGACAGAGTTTGAGGGCGTAGTTTACAATGGACGAATGAGTGTAAGTATTATAAAGGGGAGAAATATACCAAAATGTAAAACACAAGTTATACCACAATTTCATAAAATGACATTTATTGAAAAAGAGCAAGATGAAATGATTGCTGTTGGATTCACAAGTATGAAAACCAACAAAAGGAAGGTTAAAGAAGCCGGAGAGAAAGAAACGGAAACAAGCATCAGTTCTAAAGAAGAAACGAAGAAGAAAACAATTGAAGAAGAAGAAATAAATCTTCTTGATTAATTTAACAAATTCATGCTTTTATAGATTCAATGGAGGTTTTTAATGGATATTCAAATAAACACTGAAAGTTTTAAACAGTTTCTATTGCGATGTGCTGTTGGTGGTATTGTTCGTGATCTTGTTATCCACACTGCACCAAATAACAAAATTCTTGGTCGTGTTACTGATAAAATGGTCACAATGTATGCCGAAGTTTATCAGGATGGGGTTAAAATAACAGAAGAGGGAAATATCAGAGTACCAAATCTGAAAAAACTTATTGATACGGTCAACAGAACAGATTCCGAACTCATTCGCATCAAATCCAACACAGATGCATTTGTATTAACAGATGGTGCTGGTGTTGGAAAGATACATAGCAATATGGCGCAATCATCTGATGCTGAAATCGTTGAATCATATCAAGCTGTTGATGGTATTCTTGACTACTTTGACAAAGATGCCCTAACCTATAATCGTGGCAAGATTGTGTATGAAAATGGGGTTGAATTGTCTGTTGGTATTCTTCAAGATGTTGTTGATGATGCCAAGGCATTCAGTTATGAAACATTTAAAATGACACCAGTAAAGGGTACATTGAAATGTAGAATCGAAAACAATTCAACTGGTGAAAATTTTACAAGAACGATTGCAGACAAAGACTTCATCGGAAGTCTTGATGCAATCCCTGTTACAATGGTCGGGATGGGTTTTAAGGAAATGGTCAAAGCCATTAAAGATAGCAACCCAAAAGACAAGATTAAACTTTATATCCATGACACTTCATGGCTTCTTACAAATGGCAAGGATTACTTTTTTAACATACATACAATGGAGGTAGAATAATATGGCTTATTTTAACGCAAGAGAACTCAAGGAAAAGATGTCTGGTGGTAGTCGAAATGTTAGAGAACTCAAGCATGAGGGAACAGTAAAGCTCTGGATTCCTAATGAAGAATTTTTCTACGCAAGAAAACATTTCAATCTCCATTTGGCACCGAGTGTAAAAAGTGGTGTAAAAAGCTGTTGGTGTACAAATACAAGCCCACAGCTCACCGAAAAATGCGATGTTTGTGATGATATTCAGGCTCTCTGGAAGCAGTGGAGAGAAGCCAGCGATAAAGATAAACAGAAAATTCAAGGTATTATCAATAAACTCGTTGATGAAAAGTACTGGATTAATGCTATTGATATCAGTGATGGTGAACAAAAATTCATTGCAGTAAAGTTCACAGCTTCCAGAGTTAGAGAAATTCTAACAATCATCGAAAAACATCCTATCAATACAATTATCTGGTCTTACAAGAAATCAATCAGCAAAAACAAAGACAACAGTGAACGTGTTTCATATAGTCTCACAGAAGATACTGATTCACCAAAAGCCAATGAACTTGCACAGAATTATGAATTCTTGTGGGGTCGTTCATTTGAAGAAGGTGGGCCAGTAGACCTTGAAAAAGCATATGGCAAACAACAGACATATGAACAACTTCATAACTACCTGACAAAGAAAAGCGCCGATGATGATGCAGAACTCGATGAAGATGAAACCATGAGTCTTGAAGATGTTTCTACATCTAAACCAGATCATAAATTGAATGCATCGAAAGCAGCTACACCACCAAAACAACAGGCAGCACCACCAAAAGAAGATGATTTATCACTCGACAATCTTTCTCTGGATGGTGATGATGATTTATCACTTGATAATCTTTCTCTGGAAGGCGAAGAATTGAGTCTTGATGATATTGATACACAACCAAAAGTAAAAATGGTTGTAATGCCGAAAGATTTTATCGCAAAGAATCTTAAAAATAGAACACTTCTTTCACAGATTGTTGAATACTTCAATGATAATAACATTGTAAAGTCTGAAAATGATCTCAGTAAAGATGTGAATGCCATTAACAAACATATCAAAACAAATGATGTGGAAGTACCGGAATCGTTGCTTGAAGAAAGCATACCAATATAACAAGGAGTGTATTTTATGAAACCAGAAATGACCGAATTGCTCAAAAAGATTGATGCTCAGATTTTGATCTATAAGACTGACTCAGCAAAAGCCGCCGAGAAAGACAACAAAGCAGCAGCACGCCGCGCCAGAGGCGCAACCAATGAACTGACAAAGCTCTTCAAAGAATATCGCAAATTGTCTGTTGAACTGATCGGCTAATTGTTTTTAAGGCTGGTGAGAAGACATTTTCACCAGCCTTAAAAAATAATAAAGAATTTTGTTGACAATCATTATAATTTAATGTTAGAATCAAAATATCGAAACGAAAGGATAAATTCATGAAAATTAGTTTTTCAAAAAAACAGGCAGCGTTTCTTGATGAAATGTTGTCACAGTTTGGTCAGATTTCGCCAAATATTTCGTATGAAGCAATTGTTAATGATCGAGTAACAGTTGTAAAATTTGATCCATTTACTGTAAAAATGCTTCATGCGAATAGCAAGCAGATAAAACACAGACATCTTGCTTCTTTGTGTAAGCAACTGGCAAGAGCAGCAGGTGTGGCTAAGTGCAACCCAGAAGATACAAATGTTATTGAAAAGGGTATGCGTCTTGCGAAACTCAAGTTTTCCAAAATTGTTGCGAGTATCGTTCTTGGTACTCAAAAACAAATTCATCAGGATTCAACCAAAAAGATTGACAATTTTACAAAAAGAGTCAATAATGAATTGGTTAAAATGAAAGCACGGATTAATAGTTATAAGGGTGTAAAATAACACCGTTTCTTGAAGAGTGTCACGGTGATGTTTTAATTGGTTACATAACAGTCCATGATTGTGTAACCTCTGGAGAGTTGGCAGAGTGGCCGAATGCAACTGATTGTAGCTCAGTTCCCCACAAAGGCACGGTGGTTCAAATCCATCACTCTCCACTGATGATGCGGGTTAGAGCAGATGGTAGCTCGTTAGTTTCATAAGCTAAAGGTCATTGGTTCAAATCCAATACCCGCAATTGTTGATGTTAGAATGTAGGCTTAGAAGTAGCCAGCATTTAAAGAGTAGGACGGAATCACCGCTTGGTGCGAAATGTATTAAAATATCTAGGCTTACTCGCCGATGGTATACAAATATGATGTGCCAGCGGGAAAATGAGATAAGCGAGGTTAATGACCTCCACCGATTTACCAATAGTCGGTAGGTTCTTTTGGTGTAACAACACACTGACATCGACCTTTGATCTTTGATAACAATATATGATGGACAAATACAGTTGTCTCTCACTTTTTAACAAATTTGATAGACAAGTGTATAATTTATGGGGGTGAAATGGTTTCGACGGGCAGTTGAAACTCATCTTGCATCGCGTAGTTGACCGATAGGCTACGTTAAAAGTCGGTCAGGCTTTAAACGCCAACGAAGAATCATACAACGCTGTAGCCGCGTAAGCCGCTACAACCATCTACCTAAATAGTTGCTGCGACGATTTGGGCTAGGTGTAACATAAAAGCAGCTAGTGGCTAGGGGAGATTATCACTGTGACCCTACATGAGTGCCTACTGTGGTTGCTGGAAACATTGGAACTTTAGCTTTTTATCCTGTGTTCCAAAAGATAACAAAAAAGATAACGATGTAGATGGATGAATGTAAATCTGTTCGGACACGGGTTCGACTCCCGTCACTTCCACCGAAGTTGTAAATATGATGCACTATCCACAATGTAGTTATAATATGGCTGGTCGCATCATTTACAACTTTTCTCAAAGGGTATTAGCTCAGTCGGTTAGAGCATCGGGTTGTCAGTCCGAAGGTCATGGGTTCGAATCCCATATACCCTGTTGCGCAATACTTCACATACTCGTGTCGATTGGGTGATCGTGATTCATCCTTGTGGATTGTTGACTGGATTCATGGCCCAACACAATAATCTGCTGACGGTATGTTGGTAGGATGTCCTTTCTAAATTGATTACAAGAGGTTATTATGGATTATAAACAGGCATATGAAGTTTTGAAAGAATTGAAACAGGAAAAAGAAAGGGTAAAACCAATCATAAATGAAGTGATCGAATGTCTTGAAGAACTTGGGCTGTTATTGGAACCAACCATCAAAAAGATATTCATCACAAAATCTGTTGAATATACGACAGAAAAATTCAATTTATTGTGTGATAATGGTTTTTCAAGAGAAGAAGCGTTACAGATAATTATTTGTGAGTCAAATCAATTGAAACAATCATTGAAGAATATCAAACGAAAATAAATGTATTGGAGAATTAGCTCAGTGGTAGAGCTTCCGGCTGTTAACCGGATGGTCAATGGTTCAAATCCATTATTCTCCTTCGTGTTTAAGCAGTTAATGGCAGAGTATTTGCTAGTCCTGCCCTAGCATTTTGGAAAGTTGGGTGAGTGGCCGAAACCGCAAGTTTGCTAAACTTGTATACCATTTATGGTATCGAAGGTTCAAATCCTTCACTTTCCGCAGCGTAGGTAGCCCATTGGTGTGATGTAGGCTACAAAAGCCATAACATGCATATGCCTATTAGTTATGGTTGTAAATAGGACTAGGCACCAAGCATAAATCTATATTCGTCGCATAAAAGGTAGGTGTAATACGCAAGTGACAAAATACATCCGCGTTCGTGACCCGCCCTAATTTCTGATTTAATTAGTTATTGATTAATTATTATAAACTCAGTTTTTTAAAGGGTGTGTAAAAAGCACCCTTTTCCAAATGCTAGATTGGCGAAATTGGTAGACGTACAAGTTTCAAAAGCTTGCGGTAGAAATACCATGTTGGTTCAAGTCCGACATCTAGCACCGTAATATAGGGGTGTAGCCAAGCGGTAAGGCACCTGCCTTTGGAGCAGGCATACGATTGTTCAAATCAATCCACCCCTGTTGTAACTGGGTATAGTTCAGTGGTCGAACGCTGGTTTTGGGAACCAGAGGTCGTAGGTTCAAGTCCTACTACCCAGATTGAAGAAAGGGATAAATTGATCACTTGCAAGCAGGAACTTTTAAGTGTTTGGTGAATCCCTTTCTTTTTAGCTAGGATGGAGAAATTGGTAGACTCAGGAGACTTAAAATCTCCCGCCTTACGGCGTGCGGGTTCGACCCCCGCTCTTAGCAATGTAAAGTGGGTGTCCTTTTGGACAAAGGTTTTATAGGTTATCGGTGGACGGATTATCCATCCGGGGCTAACCTAAGATTCCGCAAGACACACAACCGGTTAATGCGTCGAGGCAGAACACCTAACACCGAAACCCACAATAATTTATTTAAAATCATCGTTTAAAGAATTTTAACAAACTTTTTTCTTGACAAACAAACATTAAATGTGTTAATCTTTATATGTCGATGGTTAAATGAACTTTAAAATTAATAGGAGCTTTTAAAATGGAATTTAAAGAAGTCAAATCACTGCTCATTAAACACATTAACAAAATGGTTAAAGATGCAACTCATCTGTTTACCGTTGAAATCGGTAAACAACCAAATGGTGAAATTACAGATGTTCTCTGGGAAACATACATCAATAATTTCCCCGCTGGTGCAAATCCGCTTTTCCGTAAAAAAGGTGAACATGAATGTTCTGCCTGTCGCCGGTTTATTCGTCAGTTTGGTTCTGTTGTAGCTATCAGAGCCAATAAACTAGTTTCGATCTGGGATGTTGATATTACAGATGCAGAATACTCGCCTTCATTCAAAGCTCTTGCTAAATTGGTAAAGAGTGAAGCAATCAAGAACGTATATTTCGCCAAAGAATCCCTGATTGGTGTTGAGAGAAATGTAGACAATCTCGACCCAAAAATCAAATGGGAACATTACGCTTACACTCTTCCAAGTCGTTTTGTTTTGAATACCCGGACAACCTCCATTGAAGCTGAACAGGCAAAATACCGTGATTCAAAGAACTGTTACCAAAGAGCTATGGTAGAAATTACCAGAGACTCAATCGAAACGGTTCTTGAACTGATTGCACAGAAATCGTTGTATAAGGGTGAAGAACACAAAGCTATTCTGGAAAAGCTTTTGAGGCTGAATAAAGAATACGCAAAGGTTCCAGAAAAAGAACGCGATAACTACGCATGGGTAAAGTCAATTGAAGTCGGTGAAGCTGTTTCAAGAGTTAGAAATCATTTGATTGGCATGTTGCTGGTTGAAATCAGCTCTGGTACCGAACTCGATGAAGCTGTTCGCAAGTATGAAGCAGCCGCAGCACCAGCCAATTACAAAAGACCAAAAGCCATCTTTACCAAAAAGATGATCGAAGATGCCGAAAAGACGTTGGTAGATGCTGGTCTGTTGGAATCACTTAAACGCAGACATGCAACACTTGATGATATTACCGTGAATAATATTCTTTTCAGCAATAAAGATGCTGGAAAGCGTATCAAAGGTTCTATCTTTGATGACATGAAAGAAGAATCTGGTGTAAATGTCAAGACACTGAGCAAGGTTGAAGAAGTTACAATTGAAGATTTCCTGAAGAACATTCTCCCGAATGTTACTGATCTTGAAGCTTTGATTGAAAATAAACACGTTTCAAATCTGGTATCTCTGATTGCCCCGGCAGTAAAAGATGTCCCATCCCTGTTCAAGTGGCACAATGGTTTCTCATGGGCTTACAACGGAAACATTACAGACTCAATGAAAGAGCGTGTAAAAGCTGCTGGTGGCAATGTAGAAGGCGTTCTGCGTTTTTCAATACAATGGAATGAAAATGGTGACAATCAGAATGATTTCGATGCTCATGTTAAAGAACCAAGTGGGTTGGATATCAATTTTACAAATCGTGGCTATAGACATCCAAGTAGTGGTATGTTGGATGTTGATATTATAAACCCAGGTAAAACAATCGCTGTTGAAAATATCACATATTCGGACAAAATGAAGATGCCGGAAGGTGATTACACGTTCTACACCAATACATATTCATACCGCATTGGTAGAAGTGGATTCCGGGCGCAGATCGAATTCGATGGTCAGATATTTGAATTTGACCACAACAAAGATACTCGTTCTGGTGAAAATGTAATTGTTGCTGTGGTCAACTACACAAAGAAAGATGGCTTCAAGTTGGTAAAATCACTTGATCATCAATCAAGCACCAGAACAGAATGGAATATCAAGACTTCTCAGTTTGTTCCGGTGTCGGTTGTTATGTTCTCGCCGAATTACTGGGATGAACAGACCGGAATCGGTCATAAGCATTACTTCTTCATGCTGAAAGATTGTCAGAATGATACAGCACCAAATGGATTCTTCAATGAATTCCTGAAAGAAGAGTTTATGAAACACAAGAGAGTATTCGAAGCTCTTGGTGGTAAAATGAAGGTTGAACCAACAGAAGACCAGCTTTCTGGTATTGGTTTCAGTTCAACCCAGAGAAATTCACTTGTCGTTAAATGTAAAGGTTCGTTCAACAGAACGATTAAAATCAATTTCTAAGGAGAAATTACAATGAAAATGTTCGAAATTGCAACCAGAATGAAGTATCGTTTCACTTACAAAGGACAACTCTCTGTTGAAGACTTGTGGGATTTGTCTCTTGAAGCTCTTGATACAATCTTCAAGAATCTGAACAAAGAAATCAAAGCTTCTGCCGAAGAATCGCTCCTGAATACCAAGACAAAAGCTACTGAAGAAATCGAAAACAAAATCGAAATCATCAAGTACATTGTCGTCACCAAACAGGCGGAAGCGAAGGCAAGGCTCGACGCTAAGGCCAAGCGGGAAAAGTTGGCTAAACTGTATGAACTGAAAGAACGTGCTGAAAACAAAACGCTTGAAAATATGTCAGTCGCCGAGATTGAAAATATGATCAAGCAGGAAGAAGCGGGAATGTAATCGCGATTGGTGGTGTGGAGAAATCTACACCACCAATCTAATAATTTAAAAGGATTATAATAATGGAATTGAACGTAAAAAAGCACTTATCATTACTTGGTAAAAAAGTAAAAGACAAAGTAACTGGATTAACCGGTGTTGTTACATCGGTTGGCTTCGACCTTTATGGATGTATTCAGGTAATTATACATCCGGGTGTTGATTCCAGTGGTAAATTACATGAGCAGCATTGGTTTGATGTTGCAAGACTCGAAATCATTCATAATGGTGTTGTTATGATACCACCAAACTTTGTATATGGAGAAATTGCAGAAGGTAAAAAAGGGCCAGCCGAAAAACCAAAGTTTAATAAATGTTAGGATAAAAAACATGAAACATTACTGTAATAACTGTGGAGAAGAATTTAAACAGGATGAACTCATTGATGATATGTGTCCATATTGTGGTAGTGATGATATAGAGGGCGTATGAACAGAACAGAACGTATCACAGAACTTGAAAAATTGATTTCAAAAATGGATATTCCTTTTTACAGAAAGACAATCAAAAGCTCTGATAATATCCGATGGTTGTCTCGTAATCTTGCTATAAAAAATGCAACACATCCAGATTACCAAAAAGCTGTCTCAATAATTAAGGAGATTTTATAATGTGTGTTGGTAGTTTGATATGTAATCAGTTAAGAAATGTGGGTAAAACAACATTCATTGTTCAGAAAGTTATTGAACATGCATTAGCTCACCCAGAACAACAGATATTATTGGCAATAAGCCCACAGAATCCTATTCTGAATAACGTTAAATTACCAACAAACATAACCGTTCTTAAAACCAAGTCATTAAACGTTGTTAGTGATCATTTTAATGGTAGTCATTATACAGTGGTTGAAATAGATCACAATATAAAAGACGAAGCCCTTATTGATCAATATCGAACAATATTGAAACAAAAAGACGTTATTGATGAACTCCAAAATGAATTGTTACGTTGTAAGCAAAAACTAGATGCAATAGAAATTCTTTTAAAAGCTTAATAAATTCTTGAAAAGACTTCCTTAATTATGATAGAATAAATAAAATCATCATTTAAGGAAGTTTTTTATATGGAATTACCATTTGCATTCATAGGAATAGACCCCGGAGCAAAAGGTGGTCTGGCAGTAATAGATAAAGATGAAAAAATTTTATACTGCCAACCAATACCATATATAGGGGATGAAATGGATGTTCGTAAAGTAGCATCTGTTATAAATCATTTTAAAAAAACACACCAACTGTTTGCTGCATTTGAAAAAGTCGGCGCAAGGCCGGGCCAAGGGGTTTGCGCAATGTATACGTTTGGAAAAACTGTTGGTCAATTGGTTGCTGCATTAAAGATATTGTCAATTGCATATTTTGAACCTACACCAACCGCATGGAAATCAGTAGTACTTGCTGGTATGCCTTGGAAAGCTGAAACAGCAAAATATAAAAATGATAAAACTCTTTCAAAAGAAGAAAATGAACGATTAAAAGCAGAATTTAAAAAGTTAAATGGTAGTAAAAACAACAAAGCAAAAAAAGATGCAAAAATGGTATCTTGTGAATTTGTAATGAAACGATTTCCAAATTTCAACATTGTTGTTAAAAAGACACCACACGATGGAATGGCTGAGAGTATCTGTTTGGCTATGTATGCAAAGCATATGAGAATGTCGTTATGATTAAAAAAATAGAATTGGTAAATTTCCAACCACACCACAAGACAATAATAGAATTACATGATTGTGTTAATGTTATTCAGGGATTGTCTGATTCTGGTAAATCAGCTTTATTGCGTGGGATTGATGCTGTATTAAGAAGAGCACCATTTTATTTAACACATCATAAAGATTCTGGTAAAAGTGAAATTACATTCGATAATGGTGATGTAATATCGAGAAATTTCACAAAGACCAAAATAAATAAATGCCCTGCATGTAAAAGTAAAGTTTCTTCAGATTCGCAAGTATGTGAATCATGTGGTGAGTTTCTTTCTGTTAAAAGTTCAGAAGAATTTTACATGATAAATGATGAACGTCGTGATAGATTTGGTAAGACATTACCAGAATTTATCACAGACTTTACACGTATAACACCATTTGAAATTTTCGACACAGAAATATTTTTGAATTTTGCTAAACAACATGAACCTATGTTTTTTGTTTCTGATAAATACACTGGTTCATTGAGAAACAAAATGATTTCTATGTTGTTGCCAGATTCAGACAAGGTAGACGTTTTGATTAAAGAATTAAATTCTGAAAAATTAAATGCGTCTGCAAATATTAAAGTGTATTCAAAACAACAGACAACAACAGAAGAAATTTTGAATATGATTCATGGTGATTTTGCGGAAGCAGAAACCACGTTTAATTTGCTTTCTGAACTTGAGTTGGATATCAGACAAGCTGAACATAAATTGGACGCAATGCTGGCGATGCTGGCGCAATTAAAACTGATTTCTCCATTGCTTAAATTGACTCCAACCATTGACACGATAAATAAAAAAATATCCACAGCCGAACGATTGATTGAAACAACACAAGACAATGAAATAGCTATTAAAACGTTAAAATCATTGGATTTAAGCTTGCAATCATTAAATAACTATGATAATATTGATTTAATGGAATTTGTGTTATTTGAGTCCATATATGATGAAATTGCGAATCTCAAATCACAGACTGACAAACTAGCATTGTTGGAATCATATAAAACAAAATTAACAGACATTAAAACAGTTGAGTTACCTGACGTGCCAACAATGGATTTCCCAGAGATTGAAGAGTTTAAGTTAAGTCAAATGGAATGTTTAAAATACAATTATGAAACTCTGAACAAACGAATATCTGAAAATGAAACAGAATCGCATAAAATAAAAAATGAAATTGATCTATTAAAACTGGAATTTGATAATGATAAAACAATCTGTCCAATTACAAATAAGCCATTTTGTGTAGATTGTATCGAGGCTATAAAAAATGAATTTGTATGAGAATCAAAAACCAAATATCTGTGATAGTTGTGGGTCAAAAACAACAATAAATCACTTTCATACAAAAAAGGATCACTGGATTGCATTATGTCGTGATTGTCAATCATCTATAGTTTCGATGGTATTTGCAACAGCAAGCGAGAATAAACTAATATCATTTATAAGCGTATTAAAGGCAAGACATGGACAAAATAATCTCGATCTCTGACCCTCATTATGGGGCAAAACCAGTTGCAAGAAAAGACAATTACAATTTAAGTATTTTGTCAAAACTAGAACACTGTTTTAAGGTAGCGAGGAAGAATAATTGTTATCTTATTATATGCGGCGATTTGTTCGATAGACCAACCTTGAACATGCAAGCATTCATCAATTTGCTTGTATTGTTTGAAAAATATCGTTCTGTTAATGTGATAATTCTTAGAGGAAATTATTATCATGATGGTTCGCCAGAGTCATCACCCCTTACAATGCTTGGTTTATTTATGACAAATATTGTGTTGAGTGATGGGAAAGATTATTATGATTTACCACAAACAAGATTAATATTTTGTGATAATGTAACAGACCCAAATAAAAGAGATGAATTTTTACATAAGACAAAAACAAATGTTTTAATAACACATCATATCATTGTCAACGAACCTGTTATCTACAAGCATTTTCTTATAAATGACATACAAACAAAGGCCGATTATGTATTGCTTGCTGATTATCATCCAGAACAGGGTATAATAAAACGAGATGATGGTGTGGTTTTCATATCAACCGGTGCGTTGGCTAGAAGAAAAAATGTAAGCCATGATGTTGATAGAATACCAAAATTTGCCTATTTATCACAAAATTGTATTGTGTTAAAGGAAATACCATGCGAAAAAGATGTTTTTGTGGAAAAAGTTGACGCAAAGACAGCAAATGTTGATGTGTTGGATAATGTAAAACAAATGATTGAACTTATGGACACAAATATAATGAGTGCAAATCTATTAGATGCAATTGATATATTTTCGCAAAAAGTTCAAACAAATGAAGATGTAATAAAGTTTATAAAAGAAAGGCTAAACAATGGAAATTAAAGAGATGAAAGAAAAATTTGAAGCTCTTAAAAAAAGACTTTCAAATATAGAAAAAGTTGTGGCTGTAGCAGAAAGTCAGAAAAAAGACATTGAAACTCGTTTGAAAAAAGAGTATGACATTACGCCAGATAAACTTCAAGAGACAATAGATAATATGCAAACACATATCAACAAAACAAAAGATTCCCTCAAAACAGCATTGGTTTCATTTGAAGATGCCATTACAAAGGTTGAAAAAATCATAAATGTCTGATTTGAATACAAGATTTTTAAAAATAAAATCACATAAAGAATATTTAGAAAAAACGGCTAAGGATAGCAAAGAACAGGTAATTCTCAATGAATCAAATCTGTCTAAGTTTTCCGATGCTCTTGATTTCTTGTATAAATTTTCTGAATTTACAAGAAATGAAGTAAAAACAAAATTAGAAACGCTTGCTAATCTCGCACTTAGTTCTGTATTTGTAGACAAAAAAATGGAATTTCGTGTTATTCCGAATAGAAATAAAAAAGGATTGTTTTATGATCTTTATATAAGTACAGATGGGATGATAACACCATTAGAAGATTGTAAGGGTGGTGGTGTTTTAGATATAATAAGCCTGTGTCTACGAATATCATATTTAAGGATATTTAAAGGCACGCTTAGACAGGTGTTAATATTGGACGAACCATTCAAAAACTTAGATGATTTACGAAGACCAACTGCAATTGAGTGGTTAGCTACAACGGCAAAAGAAATGGGAATCCAGTTGATAATTGTCACACATCTGGTTGATCTTATCGACTGTGCAGATAAAGCAATACGCGTGGAACAAGTCAATGGTATCAGCAAAGTCTACGAAGTCAACAAAGGATAAAATATTATCATCTCTTGGTTATGCAAAGTGGATTCCAAGAGTTATACTGGTTCCTACATTGTTTTATAAGAAGATAGTTATTCTTTATGAAACAATATTCAAAGATGCCACAACAATAACAGCGTTTACGTCATTTATTTTTCAGTTTGGTATTGATTTATTTTGGACATTAAAAACAAAATACAAGGTCACGTCATTTGTTGAATTCTTGCGGGTTCGTGAATTTTTATTTAATAATCTTAATGAACTTATGAGATTATATTATAAAGAAGAGACTATTACAACGCTAGAAGCTATTTATAATAGTCGTTCGGCACTAATGAGTTACAACAAAACAGAACGAGCTAAGTTTTTTGATTTTGTTAAAAAACATAGAAAAAAAGTAATGAAGGGTAGAATTGTCCTACGCTCAAAAGATATTTACATATTACATAGAGTCTATAGAAGGTTTAAAAACAAAAATGAGCATAATAAAGTGTCTTAATGATCTTAAAAATGAACCAAGAACGAGTATAAAATTAAATATTCTTCGGGCGTATGAAAATCAGGAAGACTTGAAGAAATTTTTAAAATATTCATATTCGAACCGAGAAATTTATGGCATTACATCAAATGCAATTAAAATAAATTGGCGTTATGGTATTGATGAAACAATACCATTTGAATTGTTTGAAAAGATCAAAACAATATCTGGTCGTAATGATAAGATTGAATACATAAAAAATGCATTAAATTTCAAGAAAAAAGAACTAATTGACTATGTTTTAAAAGCATTAGATAAAGACCTTAATGTTGGTATTAACAGAAAGTTAATAAACCGAGCTTTTGACGAAGAATTAGTACCAGATTTTGGTTGTATGCTTGCATTCAAACAAGACGAAAAAAGATTCAAACTTTCATTTGAAGCACTACCTTGGTGTTATTATAATGTAAAAATAGATGGAATTCGTTGTATTGTTCAAGTACATTCAGCAGACAAAATAGAATTTTTCTCAAGAGATGGTAAAGAATTACAGAGCTTTCTTGTAGAAGATATCAAAAAAGAGATAATAAAAAATATAGATCATTTGACTGGTCTTGAATTGGATTGTGAAATATCAAGCAATTATTTTCAAAAGTTAATGAGAATTGTAAATAGAAAAAATGTGGACATGTCATCTATTTACATACGAAATACAACAAAGTTGAATATTTTTGACATCATAACAATTGGTCATTTACCATTAGAAAATCGTGTAAAATATATGGAGAACTTAACAACAAAAATAGATTCACCAAAGATAAAATTTGTAAAATATTTTAAAGTCAAATTAGATTATAACTTAATAGCGTCGATAGCTAGAAAATATATTTCGATGGGTGCTGAAGGTATTATTATAAAAAACCCATATTCAATCTATCAAACAAAGAGGAGTAATGATTGGTTGAAATTTAAAGATAAAAACACAATAGATTTAAAGATTATTGGATATTACCCCGGAGAACCCGGAACAGAATTTGAAAACTGTTTGGGTGGTTTAATCCTCAAATATAAAAATACAGAACTTCGTTGTGGTTCTGGTTTTTCGGAGAAAGAAAGAAATGATTATTGGTTAATAAAAGAAGATTTGCTTGACAAAATTTCTGAAATTAGTTATATGGAAGAGACACGAACAGGAAGTTTAAGGCATCCTGTTTTTGAAAGATTTAGATTCGATAAGGAGAATCCAGATGATTAAATACCCAATAGTTGATGCAGTAAACAAAAAAGAAAAATTGATAAGTATCACAATCACAGATGGTCGTGGTGATATGTTTGATCTTGTTATGCCATATGTAAATCCAAGTTCCATTTTCGAAAGTGGATTTGTGAGAGTAGATATTGGTGATGCTGTAATAAGAAGACTTAAACTCGAAGATGCACATATTATGACAACCAGAAAAGAACGAAAATTTGTCATAAGTACAAGCATAAATCTTACACAGACATTTCACAATATTAAAAATGTTGAAACAATCAATGTTGTTAATCAGGACAATGAAGAATTTTATCAGTCTATACAAAATGCATTAAAAGAAATAATTGAAAAGACTGAGAAGAAAGAAAAAGAAAACAACAAGACTTCTTGACAACAATTTCTTACATTGTTATATTGGATTCAGAAACTTTTCGTAAGGAGTAATTTATGAATAATCTGGATACCTATATATCAACAATAGAAACAAATCTTGATGTTGTAAAAGGTGAGTTATATAAACTCAGAAATAACAAAATCAAGAAAGCCGGTCTTGTGTCTCGTAAGGCTTTGATGGTGATTATCAAGTCAAGTCATGCGATGCGCAAGCTGATTCAGGAAGATGTTAGAGCTTTGCCAGTAGTAAAGAAAAACATCACACCTGAAAAGCTCAAAGAAATGGCCGCAAAACGACAAAAAACTTTCGATGAAAAGAAAGCAAAGAAGCTGGCGGCTCAACAGAAGAAGTAAGAAAGGTAAAGCGTGAGTATACGAATTTCTATTGTTGATGGTAATAACTTTTTTCATAGGATATTTTGGAAAATATGTGATGTTAAGAGTTTCCAAAAATCCTTAGAAGGTATTGTTAAGTCTTGGTTAACAATGAGACAAAATTCTCTGAAAGGTCAGAGAGTTATAATGTGTTTTGATACTTGTAAAAGTGAACGCAGACTCAATATTTACCCAGATTACAAAGGCCATAGAAAAACATCTTTAAGCCCTGAGCAATATGAGATGTTTGTAAAGATATTTCCAATCTTTATAGAAATTTGTAAAAAAGCTGGACTTTCTGTACTAGAAGGTGATGGTTACGAAGCAGATGATTACATAGCATTGTTATCATTTATGCTTCGTAACAATCACCTTGTCACAATTATTTCTACAGATGGTGACTTTCCTCAACTAATAGATGAAAGAATTTCTATATATAACCCAAATACTAAAGTAGAAGCAAATTATAGAAACTTTCGTAACATCTATGGAATTAGCAAGGAATTTTATCTTGACTACAAGTGCATGATTGGTGATAAATCCGACAACATACCAAAGATCAAAGGTCTTGGCGAAGATAAAGCAATTGAATATATCACCGAATATGGCTCATACAATCAAATTGTTGAAGCACTGAAAGAAAAGAATAGCACAAAAAAGAAACCATCTGTATTAGAAACCAGAATAATCGAATCTGGTGATTTGATAAAACAAAACAAAGAACTGATGGACTTATCTATTGTAAAAACAGACATGATTCTGCGTGGTCTTATCCGGGATAAAGTCAAGCAAACAAAATACGAAAGAAATGAGTTGTTTAAGTGTTTGTGTGAATACAACATATCTCATATGATAGCTGAGTTTGATAAATGCAAAACCTAAGTTTACAAAAACTAATAGGTATTGACTGTAAAGATGAAATAAAGAACGATGTTTTGATCCGGGCAATTAACACTATTTCTTTGTGTAAAACATATAAAGAAATAGTTTCTGATATAAAACATAGCAATTATTTAACAAATAAACAAAAGCTTGCGTTGTTAAGATTTTTTCATGATAATGAATTATATACACAGTCTTTATTTAATCAAAAAAATCTGATGAAATATGTAAGACAGTGTTTAAGATATTTGCCGCTTACAAAAAATCAGCGATTGGAAGTTGAATATGAGTTCGATAAAATTAACAAAAAACGATTTGAGTGTATTAGATAAGTCAGTTGATAAAATGTCGGCTGTTGATAGACAGCTCATTGATGTAAGAAAGAAAGCAATATTTCAAGCATTGAGTGCTGCAACGTCAGCCAGAGTAAGCATGATTCAAAATACACAAAAATGGTTAGCTGAAATGGAACGCAAGATTTTTAATCCTGTGTTTATAAATGATCTTTCGCCGTCCAGAGCGATTGCATTATTCAAATATATAAACAACCTCAACCTAAAGGCATTGATCGAAACCGATAGGCTTGAAATAGTCTTAAACAACTATATTCAATCCGGTGCAATGGAATTGAATGCAGAAATGAATAAAGATAACGCAAAAACAGCAGACATCAAAAAGCTGAAAGGCGAAATAATGGAAAAGCTTTCCGGTATATTAAAATCAAATATGAGTGATGCCGTAGTTGTTGATCCAGAAAGAGATAAAGCATTCAAAGAAATAGACAAAGAATTAGAACTGGATGATGGTGAAATACCTGAAAATGTAAATATAGAAGATGTAAAAGAATCAGAAGAAAAAACGATGGAAGATTTGGATGCACAGTTGAGTAAAATCGACTTGGATTGAATCAAAAAAAAATACCCCGGAACCGTTAGGCTCCGGGGTTATTTATTGTAGTCAATGTCTTTCTCTGGCTCTTACTGTAATTATGGCATTTGTTAGAAAACCATAAACAGTGTATAGAAATGTCGGCCAAATAATCACCAATATTAAGCATAGAACGATATTACTGAATATGAAAACTGTGAATTTTAAGATTAGATAAACAACATACAAGTTCCATGCTAATTGTAATAACAGAAATATGACTCCGATTATATCAGCACAGTGTGATAGAATGGCTGATACAACTTTAATCATAGCTGTTCATCTTCCATATCAAAGATATTTGGTAGATTTCCCCCTTTTTCTACCATTGGTTCATATCCAGATTCCACAACAATATTGTTGTGTACAATTGAATATCTGATCACGTCTTCTAGTCCGTCATAGAACACAACAAGAATTGGTTGACTGTGAATTCCTCTTGAATACTGCTCTACTCTCTTCGATATCTTAAAGAAAGAATCAGATTCAAGATCGACACCATTCAGACTTACAAGAACATGTTTTGAATTATCATACTCAGAACGAAGGTGTTTGCGGTATTCAAGATCGAAATGTCCTTTTATTTGAATGTCTTTCTGAATGTAGTACCGAACTGGTTTTGGTATGTAGAATTTTAATAAGCAACTGTCTGCTTTTGTTATTGTTAGAAATGACCGATTGATTGTTAACACATGACCAAAATCGTCTTTATATACAAGCTTTTCTTCATATCTTTTGTTATCGAAATCAAACTTTTCTTTTAATATTATGGTTAGTGATGTTACATTTGTTTCAAATTCTATCCGATTATTAGAGATTTTTATGAGTTTAATGTGCTTATACACTAAGGTTCTCCTTTCAATTTAATGGTAAAGAATACCATTGATATCATTTTCTTGTAGGTCTTTTTGGAATTGAGTAAGGCCATTGAGCAATGTTCTACAAATCCGCACTGCTCTTCTTTGCTGATCTGGTTTCTTTTTTGTATCAAGAATTTCTATCTTCATCAACTCAAGAATATCTGACATGATCTTTGGATTTGTTACAAATCCAATTTCCTTTTCGATCTCTTTCTGATAAAGATAGACGCGATTGTAATACTCAGCAATAAATGGTTCTTTAATACTTGAATGTTGATGAGTAACAAGAAAACCATCTTTTGTGAATGTTTCAAATCTAACAGGAATTGCGATAATGATAGGCTCCATCGTTTGTAGAAACTCAGTCATTTCTTCTTTTATGACATCTGTTTCTGCCAGAACAAGTAGCCGATTGCCTTCTTTTGTGATAACTATATCACCTGTTTTGTGCATTTATTTTCCTTTCAACCAATTCGTAATGCTTTGTCATTGGATTATACACCCATATAAATGTTTTTTCAATCATCTTCGGATTCCCCTTTCATTGATTCTATTTCTCTCATACAACCAAAATTTTCTACAGAAAGAATGAAGCCAGCATCATTGACGTTACCGAAACAAGTTGCGTCTGGGCAGTTGCATTGATACACGCTTCCATCTGGTTTTACAATGATATCATCACAACCACAACCAGAATCTTCGGTGTATTCTTCATTTTCTAATGCTCTTCCGGCTGGAGATATCCTTGTAACACTTCTTATTGCATTCAATGATTCAAATTTTGAGATTACTTCTTCATCTACCATATACATATCATGGTAATCATCAATTGAGAGGTTTGCGTGAATAACGCCTTTTTCTGTAAGTTTGGCAAGAAGTATAGCCTTATCTTTAATAGAACCATTTGTTACTATACCAACATCATCACATATAGCAATACACTCAATAAGAATTGTGTTGAAATATTTGTGTAATGTTGGTTCACCACCACCAATAAAAGCATATTCTTCATCACGAAGAATTTTATTTTTTACATTTTCCCATGTTTCAAGCGTCATATCTTCACCGACTTCGGTACAAGCAAAGCAACAATGAGCACATCGCATATTACAACGGTTCGTGATCTGTATATACATATAATTCTCCTTTTGTATTTGAAATCATTCACTGATTTCTATATTGTAATATTCACATTTGATCAATTAGATCATTACAAGCAATCCAGAGAATGTATTTTATATTATCTTCTCTGTTTGTGAGTTTTGATGGTTCCCAAGCACCATATTCTGTTAATACATTTGCAATTGTTTCGTCGTCATATTTATCAAAACGACTAACAATGTTGCTCTGTTTATACAACTCGTTTATTGCTGAGTCAGCAGGGCCGATACGTGGAAGTGACATGTATTCTTTTTTATAAAGAGGTATTTCAATTTCTCCAGAAGAACTACTCCAGATTTTTGGTCTACTCATGGCTATTCTCCTATTTCATTTCTACAATCATTATGTTATCGGTGATTGTTGGTAATTCTATGTTTGTATTGAACTTAATTGCCTTTGATAGTGATTGGGTATATGTGTTTTTGTCGATGAACATACCAGAAAGATATTTACCGCTTTCAATATCAATGACAAGGTAGTAAGAAGGTGTCATTTTAAGTTCAGGTAACTTAAAGTACTTTCTGAACTGGTTCTTGATTGAAAGCGGTATCTTCTTCGTCCAACGGATATCATTCCAAACATCTGGTAGAATATTGTGTATAAATACATCAAATATTATGTATTTCGATTCAAAATTGTTTTCTTTGGTCATATTTACATAATCAAGTTCCAAGAAAGCAACCCGATCACCACAACGAGCGTAAAAGCTTTCTCCATCAACACCATATGTAATGTTTCTCATATCAGTTTCCTTTCATGTATTCATCTGCAAGCTTCATAACAGCCTGCTCGTCGTTGAGAAGATTTTTCAGGTATTCCTGAGTCATCATCGAGTAATCATCAACGAACAATCTTGTGTCGTTTTCTTCGGCAAATGTTCGGAATACTTCAAGTGTTGCTATATCTACAGCATATGAAGCATTTTTCAGTTTGTAAAAAAGATAACCACCACTTACAGAAGCAGATGTGAGATTCTTTCTACCAAGACCTTTTTCTAGCGCCAGTTTGAGTAAAAGAACAGCAGTTTGATCAGAAAGCATTACAATTCTCCTTGGGATAAATTAAGACAAATAAACTTGTCTCTACATACGAAAAGACCTACCAGCTTTTGACTGGTAGGTCTTTGTAAATTATTCTTCTATAAGATAGCACCGATCTTCTGTGCATCTTACACGATCAAAAATATCCGTTACTTCTTGTGGTACAAATCCTTTATATATGTCAGTTATGTGCCGAGTAAGAGCTTCATAACCAACAGTGCTATTAACATTTCAACAATATTTTTATTATCCATTGTCATTATACTCCTTTTTAATTAACAAACTACATCATCAAGGTCTATAACAATGTGCTTACCATTCTTGATAATGTAGTTTGTTCCAGAGTTTGAAAAACATGCACAGTAAACACGATGCCATCGTTTACCAATACAGATCATGTGTTCAGTAACAATCCGCCCACCATAACCTGTAGCAGTCTGCATCAAGTTACGCTTGTGATACCAGAGAGGTTCGTGTTTGTAACCATCAA